AAAGCAAGAACGACCTTGCCTCCTGCCGTATCACGGAGGCAATGGCCGCCGACCCGTCCCTGATTGTCGTAGGGGATGCTGTCAGGCGCGAGTAATCGGACCTGTCGGGTTCGAGTGTCTTGGAGGGCGGGTGGGCCCTGCAAATTTCAGCACACATCACATACTGACGTTTTCTCACAACACACACACACCACAGGCATGCCAGCCCGTCGAACCGCCGCACGACCTAAGCGTAACACAGGCGTGCGCAACAGCATTCGCAAGCGTCGGCCGGCTGCTAGAGCGTCTCGAACAATTCGTACGAGACGTAATGGCAGTCGTCCGCAGGCCGCGAAGCTCCAGCATGTCGTGAAACACGGTCTTAACGCATTCAGCAAGGTACACCTGCCACTTCCGGTCTCGGCAGGCCCCTACCTTACTGTCACCACGCGTCGTAACATCGTGACTAGCGACTTCCTGCAGCTGTATGCTCCACAGAAACTATCATCATCTCCGTCCAACGCGGATGACTGGTCTAACTATGTGGGTTTGTCGATGCCGACAGCCACGGACACGATTAACGGGTCAAGCTGGAAATTCAAGACGGTTCCCAGCCCGGGCGTGGACATTGGCGGATTTTTCGAATGTGTCCCATCGGCGTTTTCAGTGCAGGTCATTTCACCTGCCTCACTGACGAACGCTTCGGGCATCGTTCACATTGGACGCACCAAAGGCACCCTCTCGAACCCTGACTCTACGGATTCCCGTTCCGGTCAGGACCTTGCCGACTCGCTTTTGAGCTACAGTGAGCCTCGCACCGTCCCAGTCGCCAAGCTAGCGCTGGGCGCCGTGCAGACTAACGCTGTGCCTTCAAACATTAGCGAGTTGCAGGACTTTGAGGTGATTGCAAACGGTGCGGATAGTACCGCCAAAGGCCCTTGGGGCGCTGGCAACAATTTTGCTGGCTTTAACCCGGTTTACATAATTAACCCTAACGCAGCCGAGCTCAACGTGACGATCGCCGTTGAGTGGCGCGTTCGCGTTTCGCCCTTCAACCCCATGCATGCTGCTGGCACTCTCCACTCCCCCACCCCTCCTGGGCTGTGGCACTCCATCATGGACGCTGCTCACAACTCTGGTCACGGTGTTGAGGAAGTCGCGGGAGTTGCCGGCGGCGGAGCCGCCGTCTTGGCAGCTGGCGGTTTTGAAGCGGCGGCGGACACAGCCATGGCCTACGCCGGA